TGCCTGGTCCCGATCCTGGATACATAGATGGATGCTTACAAGGTAATGATTCATTAAAAAATGCCTGGTGTGAAGCATTACAAAAGGTTAAACCTAAAGTCAAGGAGTTTCCATTAGAAGAGATTTTAAATGACAAAGAACCAGATATTAAGCATCTTACTAAGAGGCAAATGTTAACAAGATTAGATTTAACACAGGATGATAAGGCTCATTTAGCTCTTAGTGGAGTTGGAGGGAAAGCATTTAAAAAAGACGAAGAAGTTGAAAAACATAGGCAGAGATCCAAATTAAGTTTCCATCCTCTTGTGAACACAGAGGATATAGATAATTTTACAAAACACGATCTTCTTTATGTTGAGGGAGATAAGAATCCCTTTCTGGATGATGCACTTCACAAGATAGTGGAAGAATCTAAGAAAATATGCTGTCCTGAGGGTGACTCTAAATCTTTGGATCTATGGAATCATATCATGAAAACAGACTTGTTAAAATTCTCCATGCTCATGTCTAGTGTTTTTATGGAAATGGCATACTCTTATAAACACTGGACATTTCAGTATGAATTCCTGCTTAAAGACATGGGTTATGGAGTTAAGGCCTTAATATATAATCCTAAGAGCACAATGTTTGTATCTTTTGCATTTCCTAAATATGGGGCTAAAGTATGGGATGGAGGAAGATTAGGACCTGAGAACTATGAGAGCAATACCCACATATTTACAGACTGGTCTTCATTTGACAATGCTCAGTTAGAACACTTCCTAAAATTTGGTCCTTACATGGGTTCATGTGTGGCAGAATTGATGAACTGTTCTGAATCGGACTCAATTAATTTCTCTAAATATTCTAGGGATTGTGCAAATCATCTCCTATTATTATATTGTAATAACAAAACTGATGCAGAAGAACTGATAACTTCACAGAGGTATTTATTTATGAAGCTACTAGAGGATGTAGGAAAATCTCCTTACATTTTTGTAGAGAGGTTTCCAAAAGTATTGCGATCTAGACTCACAGCTTATTATCTAAAGAAAACTATTTCATTACTGGAGTACTATGACACAAACAGCATAACAAAAGTTCCAAGGCAAGGAGAAGAGATGATTCTTTATGATTATATGAACATTAAATCATTGTTCAGTGAAGGATTCATATCTCTGCATAATAAGGTTAATGAGTTTTACTTTGGGTATGTTGTATCAAAAGAAAGGAATACAGGAAAGGATAAGACTTTTAAAGTCTTAACTAAGTTGATCAAGCAGGAGCAAAAATTTAGGAAGAATGTGAAAGGGAGCATCTTTACAAGGGAAGAGAATTATGAAGAATTCAAAACAAACATGCCGTTGATAAAGTTCTTTTCAAGTGCTTTTTCTGACCTGCTAGAATCAAAATTTGGAGCTGGTTACAAATCTAAGATAATGAATGACTTTATTCATGCAGTTTCTAGATCCAATTTCAGCGATCTGGCAACACTGAAGGTGTCTTCGAGAGATCATTCTAAAGATGTTGTAGTGCCCTTAGGCTCTGACAGCACAGAAGAAACATTCCAGAAGTTGAAGAAAGATTTTCCAGAAGAAATTCTTAAGCGTCCTTTTTGCATGGAATCTATGACTGAGATCATCAAGAAATATGAGTCTGACACTGGAAAGAAAATTATACATTTAAGTCAGCTAGCTCCATGGTGTTTGCAAAAATTATTGAAGAAGGGCCATTTTGATAGTGATCAGTTTGATAAATCTCAACATGGAGGAGAAAGAGAGATTCATGTGTTAGAATTCATGGCAAGAATTGTGCAATATTTTGTTGAGTTAATTTCTCGCACGATATGTTCTTATTTTCCATCTGAAACAACTGTGAATCCAGATACTAAAGATAAATTTGTTAAAGAACATTATGCAAAGTCAAAAGAGATGTTTGGTAATAATTTCACAACAATTTCAAAGTCTGCTGATGCAACTACTTGGTGCCAATTCCACCATTCTAGTCATTTTGCTGCCATGTTCCAAGCAATTCTTCCAGAGGAATTGAAGGAATTCACTCTAAGTGCTTTGTCTCTATGGCCAAGGAAAAGACTATCCTTCCCGCTAAAACAAGCTTCTAGTTTAGCTGCTAATGTAAAGCTTCAAACTAGCAATGATGTGTACATGAAATTTAAGGAAGAATTTGAAAAGGGTGAAGGAATGTTTGTAAATGCAAGAGGGAACTTGATTGAAATCATTTCTGGCATGTTTCAGGGAATTTTGCACACAACTAGTTCCTTATATCACACTATGATACAGGAGGTGATGAAACAAGTTCTAATAAATGCTTGCAAAGGAAGGCTGAGAATGGACAAGGTGCTGATAACAATCTGTCAAGGAAGTGATGACTCAGGTTGCATGATATCTGTACCTGGAAAGCCGACCCTTAAAACTATGCAGATGTTGAAAAGGTTGTTGTTATGGAAAGAGCGAGTTTCTCCTTATTTGTCCGTTTTTTGTAATGAAGCCAAAAGCTCAATAGGAACTCATGACTTAATTGAATACAATTCAGAGTGGCATGTTAGACATATGGTGATAAAACCAACTTTCAGATGGGTTAGTGCTAGCCAAGAACTGTCAGTGACTGAACGGTTTATAGATAGGTTTAGAATCTATAATAATATGATCACTGATTGTTTAACAGGAGGAGCTTCTACATTGGAATGTGCTGTTATACAGTTATTCCAGGCCACTATGCATTATTCAATGATGGGCATGCTAAGCAAAAGGAATCTTCAAGCTAAACAAAGATATCTTGAGTTATGTACTGAGAATCCTGATCCTCTTTATGGTTTTTTCCCTTTCGACGAAGACATCTCCTGTGGAGTGACTGGTGTGGAGTTCCAGCTGTATAGGCTCTACAATAACTCTTCCTTTGGTTCTAACATCAAAGTTTTGGGAGATACTGAAGCATCAATGGACTATTCACCAGAGGATCTCCCTTCATGGATGAAAACTAAAGATATGTCAACCATTAGATTAAAATTCTCAAAGATGTCAGTCTTTTATAGAGTTCTAGAAAGGATGAATCTGGAGCCTTTGGAGGAAGCTGTTAGAGCTGTAGAAGAAGATCCCATGATCTTATTTAGTAGATCAAATAGCTGGACAGATGAACAACACAATCTAGTGCTGAAAGTATTTAGTAGAGGAGTGAAAGAAAGCATATCAAATAAATCTTCTTTGCTAAGAATGTCAGCTTCATCTGCTTACATTCTAACAAACAAGTGTTTCTCAGTCAATGATGATAAGTCCAAATCTATAGAGAAGGTTAAGGATAGGGATGGCAAGGAATATAATAGAGTTGTAGTAGAGAAACACACATTATTAAGTCTAATGGACAAATACAGAAGATCTATTAATTTATCTAACAAAACAGATGACAACAAAAAATCTCTATTTCCTTTCCATGAAGAGTTTGATAGATTATCTTCAGATATTGACAATTTGAAAAAGAATGGCCTTATATTAGATCAATATATAAAGAGGACATCAAAAGTAAAGCTTGTAGTCATCCCTAAACCTATAGGGGAAATAGATGTTATTGACATGTGTAAAAGAAGGTGGTTTGACCGAGGGATTCATTCACTTTCACAAGGTCAGTTTAGAAGAAAGTGGGATGAGTTAACAGAGAAATTTCCGTTTTTGGACAAAAGAAGAGGCATCCTGGGGCTAAAAGAAACTGCTAAAAACTTGAAACTCAATGTGGTACAAACAAAGATGTTTTTAGAGAGTATGAGCACAAGAAGTAGGTCTATAGTGTTGTATGACAGCTCATCTAAAGCAGGCAATATTACATATGCTTTGAGTAGAATATATTGGCCAAACAAGAAAATTGTGATTCCTACTAGTTCTGTGGAAGATAAGATAGGAGAATTAAGATGCAAATTATTCTCAGCTATGACTTTCTGGTATGAGAAAAGATACAATGATGAAATTTGTAAAAAATTAATTAAGGACGAGCTGTCATTGTCTAAACCGTTTTCGCAAATTCCTGCTCATGGTAAGAAACTAAAGATAGTGAGGGATGTTTTATATGGTGCTGACAATTTTGATCTAATCCACAAAATAGAAGCTAGTAAGAAAGGTTTATTAGGTTCTTTTGTTCAACAACAAAGAGGAAGAGGTTCTGCCAGGAAAGGTCATGGTATTTGGCAAGGATCCATATGTGGTATAGGCACAAGAATTTACATGGAAGACAATGTCTGCACTAAGATTGTTGTCAACACTCTGTACGATACAATTACTCTTGGCTGGCATCTTAACCAATTTATGACAGAGTCATCACTAAAGATGCCTTATCCGGAGCACATTTCTAAGATCAAATCTACAAATTGTTGGCTGTCTCATGATGGTAGGATATTAATTCATAGGGATCCAAGAGGAGTTCCAATTTACCAAGACTCTTCCATGAGAGTTGTGGGTACTGAAGACACTGCTAACATGCAGTGGCAGATAGACATCAACTTAAATAATGTAAGGATAAGAGCAAGAGATCCAGTCACTAGTAATATGTTCACAATTCTTTCTGATACCATAACAAATAGGGACTGGTATCCTGGTTTATCTTTGGATGTAGATGATCCAGTGTTCAACAAGTGGGCGAGAGGGGAATCTATGCACATGCCTGTTTTTGAGAAAGTTGTTCAGACTACTTTTCCAGGATCTCGGTTTGAGTTTTCTAAAATTAAGGAAAAGTTTGATAATTCAAAGTTCATCAATTATTTGAATTGGGATTTTAAGAAGATGCAAAAGGTGCTTAGGGATGTTATAGTGAATCGAGGCTATCAGCCAGATAATGAGATCAAATTAATGAAGACTGAAGAAGAATTAGTAAGGAATGATGTCCTAATGAGGTTTAGTGACATGATTAATACAATAGCTGATGATTTTGAAATAGGGCTGGATGAGGAAATTGAAGGATGGGCAGAGGAAGCAGAAATGGAAGAAGATAAAGAAGCATTATTATGGGGAGTTGATATGGATGAAACTGAAGAAGAAGATCTGCTTAAAAATCTCAATTTATTTGTAGATTCTAGCTCAGACAAGTACTATGAATTAGTGGATAGAGAAAATTTAGGTAAGAATTTTGTCATGCCATCTGCTACAAGATTTCTGTCTCCTCTAGAACATATCAACATGGTCATAAATCAAGAACCACTTAGGCAATCTATACTTAATGAAAGAAAGTCTTCTGGAGTCCTAGGAAGTATTTATACAATTTGTACAGGAAAATACTCAGTAGGTAAGGATGATGAGTTAGCTAGTGAAATTATAGAAATAGAAGATGAAATAGGTAGCATTAGTAGTTCAATTTCTAGACCTGGAGCTCTATTATCTTTAAGTTTAGATGAGATACGTATCCACATTGCAAACATTCAGCATCAGTTAGAAGATAGTCCATCAAATGTTTCTAGACGACTAAGGAGGTTGCTAGGAATCTATCAGGATAGAGAAGAGGAAATTTTGAGTAGAATTGAACCTAGCACTCATGACTTGATCATGTTAAATTCCACAAATATACTTGCTCAATTAATAGATTGGTTTTCTTCAGGAAATTTGCTACCCGTAAATATTTCTAACTTGGAACCAGAGCTAAAGAAGAATTTATTTACAACAATGATCAGGACTCAGGTTTCTAACTGTCAGCAGCTAAATGATACTGAAAAAGAAGAAGTGTCTCTTCATCTTTCTTCTAATTCTATTAGTAGAGGATCCTTACAGTCAATAAGTATAGCCTACAAATTCAACATTTACCTTAATGGTGATACTCTCAATATTTATAGCAATGATTCGTTATCTCTGTTTCTCACAATTTGATCACCCTACTCTGTTTGTATTTTCAAATATTTTGTTAATTGTGATTTTGCCAAGGGGGACG